AATTATAGGTTCTAGTTTTGGTTATAGATTTGGAAAACAAGGATTGCAAATGATAAATAAAAAACGATGACATGTGCATGTGGAAAAGAAAACTGCAAGTGCAGTAGTAATGATTTGATTCCTGATAAACTAGGGTATCAAGTAAACAAAAGGAGAATGGCATGGGTTTTAATTATTCTTATGGGTATTACTACTATCCTAACTTTGGCATTCCCAGACAGACTTTCAGAAGCAGAGAGTATTCTTATGACACAATACATAAGCATGTGTGGACTAGTTGGAGCATACTTTGGTTTTAGTGCTTTAGGTAGTAAAAAGTGATTGAAGCTAATGGGTGGGATAACCACGAAGATACATTTGAAGAAACAATAAGAAGAGAACTTCTAGCTGCACAGCAAACTATACATATATTAAAAGAAGATAATAAAGAATTAACAAAAGCCTATTATATGTTGTTAAGAGAAAACGAGAGGTTAAAAAAATTAAACTAATGGATTTTACAGATAGACTAAGAGAGGAACTAAAGATAGATGAAGGATGTAAATACGAAGTATATCTGGACCACCTTGGATTACCTACGTTTGGTATCGGACATCTTATCACTAAAGATGACCCTGAGTACCAAATGGGGATGGGCACACCTGTTGACGAAATACGAGTCAACGAAGTCTTTGAACAAGACATAAATGTTACAATAGGTGAATGTAGAAGATTATTTGATGATTGGGATAAACTACCTGAAGAAGTACAACTAATTACAGCTAACATGATGTTTAATATGGGTAGACCTAGACTATCTCAATTTAAGAAAATGATACAGGCTATTAGAGATGGCGATTGGATTGAAGCTGGAAATCAAATGCAGGATTCGAGATGGTACAAACAGGTAACAAATCGAGCAGACAGACTTATATCTCGAATGAAAGCAGTCGGCTTGAGTTAATAAAACAAGAACAAAGAAAAAGACACATTAAAAATTTAATAGAGTTTTTCAAACCTAGAGAGAGAAAGTTTATAAAACATGGCTAGACAATTATCAGATAGACAGAAAAAATTTCTTGATGCACTTTTTACTACAGCGAAAGGAAATATCAAAGATGCTAAAATTATAGCTGGATATTCGCCTAATACAAGTAATCAAGAAATTATTAAAGCTATAAAAGATGAGGTGCTTGAAGCTACTCAAATGTACATGGCTAGTAATGCACCTAAAGCTGCATTTGCTATGGCTAATGGATTAGATGACCCAACTGAGTTAGGTTTTCGAGATAAGATGACTGCAGCAAAAGAACTGCTTGATAGAAGTGGTTTAGTTAAAACTGAAAAAATGCAAGTTGAATCAACAGGTGGAGTTATGCTTATGCCTGTAAAACAAACGGAAGATAATGACTAAAAGAACAACAGGTGAGTGGGTATTACCACAACCTCTTGATATAAAAGATAAGAATGAATGGATTGCAATACCTAGAATTGCTAGAACAATTCCATTTGGTTATAGTGTTGACCCTGACAACGAGCATATACTTAGACCTATACCTCGTGAGTTAGATGCACTTGAAAAAGCTAAACAACATCTTAAACAGTATTCATATAGAGAAGTATCTAATTGGCTAAGTAATTTTACAGGAAGATATATATCTCATATAGGATTAATGAAAAGAGTAAGACGTGAGCGACAACGTAAGAACAAAGCTAGAACTCTCCGTATCTGGTCAGAATATGCAGAAAAGGCGATACAAGCGGCAAAACAAATTGAAGAAGAAAGAAGTGGTGCAAGAGCCTAAACAGCCTGTTGTATCACTTGATGAAGTAGAACAAGTACCTGAAGAAGAATTAAATGTAGCCTTTAAACCAAATGAAGGTCCTCAAACAGATTTCTTAGCAGCAGGAGAAAGAGAAGTATTATATGGTGGTTCAGCAGGTGGTGGCAAATCCTTTGCGATGTTGGCAGACCCACTCAGATACATGGGTCATCCAGCCTTTAGTGGGTTGCTCCTTCGACACACGACAGAAGAATTACGAGAACTCATATTTAAATCGCAGGAACTCTATCCGAAAGTATGGAAAGGCATCAAATGGTCAGAAAGAAAGATGCAATGGGTAGCACCATCAGGTGCTAGATTATGGATGTCATATCTTGATAGAGATGATGATGTTATGCGTTATCAAGGTTTAGCATTTAGTTGGATAGGTTTTGATGAATTAACACAGTGGGCTACACCTTTTGCTTGGAATTATATGCGTTCACGTTTACGTTCTACAGCATCTGACCTACCAATATTTATGAGAGCCACAACTAACCCCGGAGGTGTAGGACATCACTGGGTAAAGAAAATGTTTATTGACCCTGCTCCATACGGAAAGACATTTGATGCAACAGATATTGAAACAGGAGAAATCCTTAAATATCCTGCAGGACACCCAAAGTCTGGGAAATCTTTATTCAAGAGGAGATTTATTCCTGCAAGATTATCTGACAATCCATACCTCTCAGAGAGTGGAGACTACGAAGCAATGCTACTCTCCCTTCCTGAACAACAAAGACGACAGTTACTTGAAGGGGATTGGGATATTAAAGAAGGTGCAGCATTTACTGAGTTTGACAGGACTGTACACGTTATTGACCCATATTCTATCCCTAACAATTGGGTTAAGTTTCGTGCTTGTGATTATGGTTATGGTAGTTATTCAGGAGTTATTTGGTTTGCTGTTTCACCTGCTGAGCAGCTTATTGTCTATCGTGAACTCTATGTATCAAAAGTATTGGCGACAGACTTAGCTGATATGATATTAGAAGCTGAAGCAGGAGATGGTAATATTAAGTATGGTGTATTAGACTCAAGTTTGTGGCACAAACGAGGTGATACAGGACCTTCACTTGCAGAGCAAATGATTAGTAGAGGATGTCGATGGAGACCTTCAGATAGAAGTAAAGGCTCAAGAGTTGCAGGTAAAAACGAAGTACATAGAAGATTACAAATAGATGAGTTTACAGATGAACCTAGATTAGTATTTTTTAATACATGTACTAATATAGTTTCTCAATTACCCTCAATACCTTTAGATAAGAAAAATCCTGAAGATGTTGATACAAAAGCAGAAGACCACTTGTATGATGCTTTAAGATATGGTATAATGTCAAGACCTAGATTTAGTATATTTGACTATGACCCACGAGGTAAACCATCAAGTAGTATGCCTGTAGCAGATGCTACATTTGGATATTAAAGGATAAAATATGGCTGAAGAAGATATTATGATTGAAGACGATGCAATTTCACTTGATGACCTTGCAGACTCTAGCAATCCTGAAGACATAAATACAACAGGTATTGTAGACTACGTATATGAAAAATACAATAGAGCCGAAAACTACAGAGAAAATGATGAAGATAGATGGCTAAGAGCCTATCGTAACTACAGAGGATTGTATGGTCCTGATGTACAATTTACGGAAGCTGAAAAGTCTAGAGTATTTGTTAAGACAACTAAAACAAAAACACTTGCAGCCTATGGTCAAATAGTTGATGTATTGTTTGCAGGTAATAAATTTCCTATAAGTGTTGAACCTACAATATTACCTGAAGGTGTATCTGAGAATGTACATGCAGATTTACAACCTAAACCTATGGGTGCTGAACCAACAAGTCCATATGGATTTGATGGAGATGGAGCAGACTTACCAAAAGGCTTTACAGCTACAGGTATTGAGTTAGGACCTTTAGAAGAAAAGCTAGGTAAAGTAGAAGACTTAAAAGAAGGTGCAGGTACAACACCTTCAACTGCTACATTTAGTCCTGCTATGATTGCAGCTAAAAATATGGAAAAGAAAATAATGGACCAGCTTGAAGAGTCAAGTGCTACTAAACATTTAAGAAGCACAGCATTTGAGATGGCTTTATTTGGTACAGGTGTAATGAAAGGACCTTTTGCTGTCGATAAAGAATATCCTAATTGGGGTAGTGATGGTGAGTATGACCCTAAATTTAAAACTGTTCCTGAAGTAACACATGTTTCAGTATGGAACTTTTATCCTGACCCTGATGCAAATAATATGGATGAAGCACAGTATGTAGTTGAAAGACATAAACTATCTCGTAATCAGTTACGTAATTTAAAGAAAAGACCATACTTTAGACAAAATGTTATTGACTCATGTATTGATATGGGCGAGACATACACTAAAAAAGATTGGGAAGATGATTTATCTGATTATGCAACAGGCGAAACATATATAGATAGGTTTGAAGTTATTGAGTATTGGGGTACAATGGATACTGAAATGCTCTTAGAAAACGAAGTTGAAATACCTAAAGAGTTACAGAAGTTTGATGAACTACAAGCTAATATATGGATTTGTAATAGAAAACTTATTAGATGTGTATTAAATCCATTTAAACCTGCTAAGATACCTTATATGGCTGTTCCATATGAACTTAATCCATATTCATTCTTTGGTGTAGGTATAGCTGAAAACATGGATGATACACAAACATTAATGAATGGTTTTATGAGAATGGCAGTTGACAACGCTGTATTATCAGGAAACTTATTAATAGAAGTAGATGAAACTAATTTAGTTCCGGGACAAGACTTATCAGTATATCCGGGAAAAATATTTAGAAGACAGGGTGGTGCTCCGGGTCAAGCTATTTTTGGAACTAAGTTTCCAAATGTTGCAGGAGAAAACATGCAATTGTTTGACAAAGCAAGACAACTATCCGATGAATCAACAGGCTTTCCATCGTTTGCACATGGACAAACAGGTGTAATGGGTGCAGGTAGAACTGCATCAGGTATATCTATGTTAATGAATGCAGCAAGTGGTGGTATTAAAAATGTTATTAAGAATGTAGATGATTATTTACTAAAACCTTTAGGTCAAAGTTTATTTAGTTTTAATATGCAATTTGATTTTGACCCAAAGATAAAAGGTGACTTAGAAGTTAGGGCTAGAGGAACTGAAAGTTTAATGGCTAATGAAGTTAGGTCACAAAGACTAATGCAATTTTTAGGTGTCGCAAGTAACCCTGCCCTCGCACCATTTGCTAAGTTCCAATATATTATTCGTGAGATTGCTAAGGCTATGGATTTAGACCCTGACAAAGTTACAAATAATATGGAAGAAGCTGCGTTACAAGCTAAGATGCTTCAGGAACAACAGGCTAAACAACAACCACCTGCAGGAGCAGACCCAAATGACCCAACAGGAGCAGGTGGTGGAACAATTGGAACAGGTATAGCACCAACTCCAAACGAACAAGGATTTACAGGTAATGCACAACCACAACAACAAGCAGGTACTAGCGAACCTCAAACAACTAGTGGAGAACAAGAAGCTAATAGACAACTTCAATAATTATATTGATGTACTTATAGATAGACAGCATCAAGTTATTGAACAAAGTGAAAATAATATTATGATGTATAGAGCACAGGGTGCAATTGCAACCTTGCGTAGATTAAAGTATCTAAGGGAAGAGGTATTAGGAAATGATAAAAAAACAAATGGAAATGTTTGACGAAGGTGGTTTAGAACAAGATGGTGGTACAGTAGACCCTGTATCAGGTAATGATGTTCCTGTTGGCTCAACTCAAGAAGAAGTTAGAGATGACATAGATGCTAGGCTTTCAGAGGGCGAGTTTGTATTTCC